ATGCCTGTTAAGGCTGTTAGTGTACCAACATTATTAATGTCGTTTGTTGCCATATTTAAAGCCCCTGACATAGGTGTTTGACCATCTGAAGCGACTGATTGAGTAAGGGCATCAGCAATGTTTTGCATAGTAGTATTAGCCCAACTACTTGTAATAGTTGTGCCTGTTACTACGGGATTACCCGCAGGGAGGCTATAAGTACCGCTACCGTTTCTACTCATTTTTATTCTCCAACTGATTTTTGAGCCGCAGGCGCAGCCATATATGGGGCTAATTCACGAATTGCATCTGCTAATTTCTTTGCTGCTTCTGGGCGTTTACCGACCAATGTTGTAACCGCATTTCTAGCGCCTGGCAAGTAAGGAAGTGCAGCAGCACCAGCCAAACCAGCGCCTACAGTTGTTACTGTTGGAAATGCTTGATAAGCACTACTACCGCCAGCAGCACCGCCAGCACCTAATAACATATTAACTAATGCACTTCTTCCAGCAGTACCAGAATCAGGTATTTTACTAGGTAATACTTGAACACCAGCGTCTGTAAGGTCTTGCATTAATGCTTTACCTGTAGCAGTAGCGCCTTTACCAGCAGACTCATCAGCAGCTTTTACTGCATTAGCCAACTGGGCAGGGGTAATCATTTCTTGGGTATTAGCCATAGAACCAGCCCTACGAATACGAGAAAAGTTAGCAAAGGCTTTATTAATATTGCCTAATTCTTCAGCATACTCAGGATTGCTTCTTGATAATGCCTGTCTTACTTGTCCTAATGCTTGTTTATAAGCATTCCCAACCATTGCATCTGTGCCTTTTGAACCAGCATAATTTGACGCTAATTCACCTAAATCAGTTTCAATGGCCTTATAAGAACCACCGCTAATCAAACCATTGTCAGGCATATGCTTTTGAATAATGGCTTTAACATTATCTGCAACCATCTTGGTTTCAGGCTTTGGTAATCCAACAACTACTTTATCTAAGCGAGAAAGGCTATCGTACAAAGGTTTATCTGGTACAAAAGTCATCTTAGGAAGCAAAGTGTTGTAAGCATCACTAATTTGTGTCTTTACAGCCTCTACACCAGCACGACCTGTTTCTTTTGGTACTACGCCACCAATAGGTTCTAAAGCACGCTTAAACGCTGCTTTATTGAATTCTTCAATTCCTTTGGTACGGGAATAATCAATGATGTCACCAAGCAAGGGTACGCTAGTTAGCTTATCTTCTATTTTTCTAAGTGCGCCACCCATCATTTGACCAGGGGTTAAGTTAACACCCTCACCAATTAGCTTTTGTGCAGCTTCACTTAATTTTGGGGCTACTACATTAGCTACGCCACGAGTAACGCCTGTGCCTGCTACACCACCAACTGCGCCAACTCCAGCCTTTTGTGGAATTTGTTGTACTGCTTCCATGCCAGACTCACCACCTTCAGATGGAGTTAAAGCACCCATAGCGCCACCAACACCAGCAGCTTGCAAATAAGGACTTGCCTTAGCAAAGCTAGGAATCATGCCAGCGCCTTTCATTAAAGCGCCACCAGAAAGAATGCCACCACCTACTTGACCAGCAAGAAATGTGTTTGGATTAGCCTCTTGAAACGGCTTCATTCTGCGTTGCACTTCATTTGAAAACTCAGCAGGTTGACCGCCCATATATTGACCAGCAGCTAATAAAGGGTCAGTAATGCCTTTACCAGCACCTACAATAGCTGACTGCCATTGTGGAATTTCCGGCACTTTTCTTGTTAACTGTGCTTGAGGTGTAGTTGCTTGACCGCCTTTTAAAGCAATTAAGCCTTGGTCAGACATCTTAGACAAATCATTAGCCTTCAAAGCCATCAAGTCAGCATCAGATAGTTGGGATAAATCCATTATCTATTTCCTTGTCTACGGGCGATTTCAGCGTCAATAGCGGATTGATTCGGCAATGCGCCTTGAGGAGTCATTCTAGGCACTTCATAGTAAGGCACTAAACCAGCAGTATCAGGGTTTTTAGCCATGCTTTGTAGCTTAGACTGATAGTTTTCGTATGTATGGTTAGATGACCGTTTAGCAGCAGCGGCTAACTGTTTAATTTCGCCTGGAGTAAAGTTAATATCACCAGAAATAGCACGTTCAGCCAATTTACTTTCATTTTCAGTAATAGCACCTTGACCACGCATTTGCTGGCGACCTTGTAATGTCAATTCAGCAAGACCTTGCATAGCTTGGCGAGTATTGTTAATCTTAGCTTCTAATGTATCTCCACCAAATCCAAGGGTATTAGCTAGTTGTGCAGCACCTAAACGTACATTAGCGCCTGTACCGGTAAACAACTTATTGCTATCAATAGCCTGCGTAATTCTATTAGCAGAATCTTCAGTTTTAACTGCCGCAGTTGCTATTCCTTGTGCTTCTTTCATCATTGGGCCAATTTCACCAGCAATAGATTTACCCATTGAAACATTGGTAGTTGGCGCACCAGCCCGTTTAAGACCAACTTGATAACCAGCAAATTGTGGGTTTTGTTGTGCGTACTCAAATTCTTGCACAGCACTTGGTTTTTCTGGAATTGCAGCCTTAACCAATGCGCCTTGGAATGGAGTAGTACCACCATATTGATTTGGCAATCCCAAAGCACCAGTTACATCGCCTTTTTGAATTGCTTGAATTGCTGCTTGTCTTTCAGCTTCACGACCTGTGCGTAACTGTTCTGCTAATTTAGCTGCTTGTGTATCGCCTTGTTTAGCCATGTAAGCACCAGTTAACATATTTGCTACTGGTTGCAAGTTTTGAAAAAATGAAGTTGGCACATAGCGACCACTAACCATTTGGCCTTGTGGTTGCTGTTGACCTTGTTGCATAAGCAAAGTCGCCATTTGTTGTTGGCGATTTAATGCTTGTTGCTGTGCATACAACTCAGGAGGTAATGTGCCTTGTTGCGCTAGGTTTAATTCATCGGCTGCCATAATTTATCCTATTAATCGTATGACATTGTGTCAAAGTGGCTATTGCTAAAGTTAGGGTTTGTACCGTAACTTGGCCCTGTATAAGTTGCAGGAGTATCAGGCTTTTTGCCACGCAACATCATTGCCATCATCATAGGGTTTAACCCAGACATTCCACCGCCTTGCACTTGACCAGCTTGTTGCACTTGTTGATTTTGTTGTGCTAAAGCAGCGTTTTGGTTTTGTTGTTGCTGTGCAATATTTTGAAAAACAGGATTTAAACCTTGGTCTTGTTGCATATATGGGGCAACTTGTGTGAAATAAGAATTATCCATTTAGCACTCCGTAGTTAACCATTTTGTAACCATCTGGGCGTGTAAATACGGCTTCAGGTTTAACCATTTCAACTTCTTGAGCCATAACACCAATAAACTTGCCATGTCCAGCTTCATCTTTCCATTCTGGCTTGTATTCGTATTCGTATACAGGTAATCCATTAGGCAACCAACCAATAGCTTTGATATGTTCTTTAGTGCGAATGTCTGACATGATTGCAGCAGCGCCTAATGTGCCACCAAGACCCATTAAACCGCTATTTAAACCTTGTTGTGACGCTTGCTGGGCATTAAAGTTGCCCATTTGTGCGTTATAACCCATTTGACTTGCACCTAATAAATCAGCACCGCCTGTAGTAGCTTGTTGTGCAGAGTTTACAAATGATGGATTTTGCACTTGTGCGCCTGTACGCAATGCACTTAATGTATTGAGTGGCAAGTTGTAGTTTGTAAGCGCTTGGTTGTAAGCCTGTTGATTTGCTTGCTGACCAACACCAAAGCCTTGAGTAGTAGCACCCAATAACAAGTCATTTTCTTTCATGGCTTGTTGGCGCATAGCATTTTCATAGGCTTGTGTGCCTGGCGCTACACCTTGGTTTGCCAACTGGGCTTGTGTAGACTCACGGCTTTGTGCAAGTTGTGGTGCAAGGCGTTGCATATAGGCATCTTGGTAAGACTGCCCAGGATTCATGCCAGTAGATGGCAAATTAGGGTTAAATCCCTGACCCATTACATTTTGCACTTGACCTAATTGCGAATTAATTGCACTACCAAGACCTAAAGATGTTTGATTTTGGTTGTTTAAAAGTTGCTGCCCTACATCAGATAGGCTTGTAGTTGCAGTCCAAGTAGGATTGCCTTGGGAATCTGTGCCAGTTTCAGCATAATTTAGATTACCATAAGGAGTAACTTGATTAACACGATTGGCAGCAGTAGCTGTCTGAGCCGCAGCCAAGTTGCCTTGTGCTGTAGCTTGTGCTGCGCCTGTGTAATCGGGCGCTGCTGGCGCACTTGGCGCTGGGCCTAACCCTAGAAATCCACCACCACCCATGTCATTCTCCTCTTGCTGTTCTTAAAGGGCATTTGATGTCGAGAAATCGACAATCTTCACGCCTCATAGCCATAATCACTAAGTCACCATCCATGTGAGCATCTGGGATTTCGGCTATCACTTTAAAACCAAGGTGTCGGTTCAATCTAAGGGCATCTTCATTACTGCCACATATTTGCCCAATTATAACGCTAACTCCTAGTTTATTAAAGGGATAATCGAAAGCCGCCCACAACAAATCTCGACTCATCCAATTTACCTCATCTACTGCCGCAATGTGCATTTGACACGCTTTTGGCATAAAACTACAAAATCCTACTACAGCTACTAAATTACCGTCTATTTCTTGACCTATACATACTGTTTCTTCTGGCAAAGGATGGTTCATTAATCTTACTAACCAATCCCCCATATATTTCTGATTTTCAGTAGTAACTTTTCTCAAACTACACCACCCGCTTCCATAACATAATCGGTTGAAGCCCAATGTAACTCAATTCCTCGGCTTGCAGCATTTAAGTTTACAGAACCTGTATAACCTATTCCTGTGACACCTTGCCAAATCTTAGTAGTAATAAGACCACCAGCCCAAACATTTCCATCCCATTTAGCAGTATCCCAAATACCCTCAGATTGAGTGGTTGGGTTAAATGAAACTGCGCCTAATTGGGATTGAGTGTCAAAATCCACGCTAATACCGCATAAAACGCTTGGCACGCCACCTGTAGACTGTAGGATAGGTCTTACCATAGTGAATCGTTTTAACTGTCCTGGGGAGTCAAAATAGCTATATGCTTGTTGTGCAGTTGCAGTAATGTTTGACTCATCGTCAGACAAACTTGAATAGAAAGTGCCTACAAATCCATTGCTTCCAAAGTGCATATCTGCATCGCCTGACACTTCCCAACAATAGCCTTGAATATTGGTAAACCTAGCCCAAGACTTAGTAATGGTGTGCATTACATACTGTTCTACACCGTTAGGAATTGGAATATTCAATATCAGCATATTTTCGCCAGCAAAATAGTTAATTTGCCAGCCAAATCTATCGTAATAAAGGCTTGCAGCTTGGCTAATTGGGAAGTAAATCTTGTCTGTCAAGTTTACACGTGGGTCTAAACGAGAAGATTGCAATGCTGAAGCCAATGGTACTAAACCATCTTGGGTAAGCAAAAGCAAATCACCAGCCCATTTAAAAAAGCATCTACGGCTAAATGTTTGACCTAATTGCCATACACCTTTTAATGCCCATGTGTCAGCGTTATCAGGGTTTGTACCGTTATATACGATAACCTCGCCCATACTGGTTACGAATACCGCATAGTCATCAGCGCCTTGACCAGCATCCAATGTCCAAGTACCCATAGCTTGCAAATATCCTGCATTACGGGCAATACCACCAAAATAAAGGGGTGAGGCTACTCCACCAATAGCGTCAACATCTAAATACCAGCAATTTAAACTGTCTTTTTGTGTGAAATACAAACGGTTTTTAAATAGATTAACGCCAATAAATGTATTGCTGTTTACTCCAGTTATACCTATGGTGGTATAAGCGCCAGTTACAGAAGTGACTGTAGAAGTGCCTGTAGATGTATAAGTGTAAGTATTTGCGCCTGTTACTGTAATGACAAAAGTGCCATTAAATGTACTTTCAGAAGCCCCGCTAATAGTGACTCGGTTGCCTGTAATTAAGCCATGTGCTGTTGCAGTTGTTACAGTTGCAGTAGCAGATGGGCTTGTACGGACAATCGTATTAATTGTGGCGGCAGTAATGGTTGTAGCTACATAAAACCATGCGCTGCCATCGTAAATCATTACAGGGTCTACACCATTACAAGCCACTAAAAAATGTCCAGCTTGGTTAGTCATATTGACAGACTGCAATTTATCGCTAGTAATACCGCTAAATACCTTTACCGCAGGGTTAGCTTTTGTTTCCCAAATATCTGTGCCTGCTGCGCCAAATAGCTTATAAGTGCTATTTTCTGTGTAATTCATTAGCGTATTAACAGAAGTGGTTGCTTGATTTAAATATGAACCTACTACTGTTGCATTGCCACTAGGGACAGTTACAGTTGAATAAGTAAAAGTAGTAGCGCCAGTAACAGTAATCTTAAATACACCGCTATAAGCTGCTGGTGTTGTACCTGTAATTGAAACATAAGCGCCTGTTGTTAAGCCATGTGCTGTTGTTGTAGTTAAAGTTGCTAATGTATCTACAAAAGTGATACTGCTAATGGTTTTAACGCCTGTAGATGTAGTCAATATGGAGGCTACGCTATAGCCCTTACGCATAGTGACATCAGTAGGAGTAGGAAACCAGTTAACTAGCTGTACTGCATCAGTAGGACTCATGTTTGCAAGGGAATCCCTAGCATTCCAGCCACCAATAGGCGCTGGCACAGAAGCAGTTTTAGCTGTGTTTTGTTTGGCTCTCTGTAATAGCATTATGAACCATAGCCTGTGTCTGGTATGTTAGCGTAGCCAATCAACACTCTGCTTGCTTGAGGTGCAAATGACAGGTTAGGTGCGCCCTTATCATTAGCCTTGGCAACGGATAAATAGCGTTGGTAGTCTTGTGCCACAACTGTAGTATCAAATCCTTTAATGCCCCAATACTTCATTTTGGTCAGCAAAACCATAATACGGTCATCTAAAACCGTAGTGTCTGAGTCGGCAGTAAAGCTATTCTTGATTGCGCCATCTGCGCCTCTTGCCCAACCTTTTGACCGGTATTCCCAACCCAAATACTCTTGGGTATTCATAATAGGCCATATCTGGAATTGATTATCTAGGATACGCCAACGGACTCTTGGCCCTGTAGAAATATAACCAGACTTCAACCATTGCCATTGCTGGGCATCTTCAGCACCCAACATTTCCCAATGCTTGGATTTGTCCCACATAGTGCGGTTAGTAATTGTTTCAAAGTCATCGGGCAAGTTATAAGCGGTTTGGGCGCAAACTACTGATTGCACTCCATCGCCCGTAGCATACTGACTCATCACTACAACTTTAGTGGTGTTATTTGCACTTACAACATAAGTATCTTGAGGAATGTTATAGCCTGATAACTGCCATTGGCTTGTAACATTGCTTAAATCTGTGCCTGCCTCAAAAGTTAATGTAGTAGAACCATTAACAGTTGTGGCATTGGCGGTTAAAGATTGTGTGTAGAAACGATACTGCACTTGGAGTGCTTGCCAATCATATTCTTTTAGCAAGTCATAACCAGAACCATTCATCAGGGCTAGAATCTGTTGTACGTCCTGAGAAGTGTTACCGACTACAAAAGATGGTACAGCCAAGTTTAACTCGGCTGCGGTCTGTTGCACCATTTGAAGCATCGTTTGGGACATATTAAGCCTCTACTACTTTCGGTTTACGGGTTTTTGGAGTCTTTTCCGCAACCGCAACAAGTAGTGCATCCATTTGTTCTTGCATTTTGGATAGCTTCGCTTCGGTTTCTGCTGTTATTTTAGCATTTTCTTCTTTAAGTGCTTGCA